CAAATAGCGCTATTACCTTGGGTACCACAACGCAGTATCTCACATATGATGAGAATTCACTTATGATTAACACGGCGGGTAACACGTATCCCTTGCCCGTGTATGTACAGAAAATTGTTGAAGACAATAAGCGTATTACAGTTCTTGATCAAATGATGATTAGAGAATCAAGCGGCTATGGTTCTGTCAGTCTTAAACAACACATTAGCGATAAAATTTTTGACTTTGAGTTCAGAATGAAAGAGTATATCAGACAGGAAATTGACAAACTAAAATGCAGCCCTGGGACGCCTACCTGATATATAATAGTATCAAACTACATTTTGAGAGCGATTCTTATGACGCGATCAAATACAGTTTTAAGACTTCTGCAACTCAGAAGTCGTTCTTTCAACGTAAGGACAAATACTTCTTTGCTAAATTGGCCAAGAAGTATCCTGACAAACAGATTTTGATTGACTTCCTGGTCGCAAACTTCGCATCCTTGGATACGAGTAAGTGCTGGGCGGGCAATCTAGTCGAACAGTCTGCAGAGGATAACTACAAGTTCTATCTGAAAAGGATAGAATCGATGAGTTATTTCTTTGGGGATCAAGTAGACAGACTGGTGGGGCAATGTAAGGGTAGTGGGCTTTCATTCGATGACTTATTCAAGTCTGAGAATGGAGCTCATCCACGAATTGCCACATTGGTGATGGACAAAACTATTGAGCTTGAAACCTTGGTAGTTCTCGACATTATGGTGGGCTTTATGAAACGCTCAAAGATTACGGAGACCATTCTATGGCCCGAGTTTTCCAAGAAAGTTCTGAAGTTCAAGCCATTCCTCAAACAGAAAGTAGACATAAAAAAGTTGCGAGAAATCGTGCTTTTAGGGTTTACAAATAGGGAATAAGTGATACTATCATATACGTTACTCATACAACCTCAATACTAAAAATACTATGTCATTCGCAGATCTCAAAAAGAATCGTGCAAACGAAATCACTAAGCTTACCGCCCAGGCCCAAAAAGTTGGAGGAAGCCAAGAGAAGAAATCCTATAACGATGATCGTTTCTGGTCACCAGTCGTAGACAAGGCGGGTAATGGTTATGCCGTTATTCGTTTCCTTCCCACCCCAAAAGGTGAAGAACTTCCATGGGTCCGTTATTGGGACCATGGCTTCAAAGGCCCAAGCGGTCGTTGGTACATCGAAAATTCTCTCACCTCGATCGGCCAGCCTGATCCTGTTGGCGAGCTGAATACTAAACTCTGGGCAACTGGACGTCAGGAAGATCAAGATCTCGTACGTTCACGTAAGCGCCGTCTCCACTATGTCACAAACATTTTGGTAATCTCTGATCCAGCCAATCCTGCAAATGATGGAAAGATTTTCCTTTACAAATTCGGTAAGAAAATCTTTGACAAGATGCTGGATCTTATGCAGCCATCTTTCCAAGATGAAAAGCCAGTCAATCCATTTGACTTCTGGGCTGGTGCGGATTTCAAACTGAAGATTCGTAATGTCGAAGGTTACCGTAACTATGACAAATCCGAATTCGCTTCGATTTCACCCCTCTTTGGTGGTGATGAAGCAAAGCTTGAACAGACCTATAATCAATTGAATCAGCTGAAGGAATTCACTGATGCAAAGAATTACAAGTCCTATGATGAATTGAAGCGTAAGCTTCTTGAAGTCCTGGGTGAAGAAGGTCAAGTTCTTTCAACCGCTGAATCGGTTGAGCTTGATACCACTGCTTCTGCTCCTCGGTATGCCGCAACTCCTGCAGCAGCACCGCAGAGGGAATCATTTAAGCCTGTTGAGGCAGGCAGTGACGATGACGAAGGAAAAGAGGATGATACCCTTAGCTACTTTGCAAAGCTTGCAAAGGAAGACTAATCCTACCTGAAATCATCTATTATATCATGGCAAGGGCCGCTCCTTTACCGGGGCGGCCCTTCTTTTTTAGAAACCAAACGCAGGAGACATCTGCCATGCGGTCCGGTCAGGGACGTTATTGCTTGCATAGCTGACTGAACTTACAGTGGTATTGCTAGTGCCTCCACCGGCACCAGAGCCACCAGGAACGACCACCGGTGCATCCTGGGCCGCAGAGTTGGCATCCTGAGTATCAGACTGCATAGCATTCATAGTTGCCCCAGAATTGTTAGGAGTTTCTAGGGATGAAATCTTGTTTTCTGGTGCACTTACCATGGCTCCAGATTGAGTATCAGCGGGAGTTACTTCGGAGGATGTGGCACTATCTTTTGAAGCAGACTCGGGCTTTGCCGAATCTCCACCACCGCTATCCTCAATACCAAGGATAGAGAACGCCTTCTTGATAATTTTACCCGAGAATGGTAATGGTTGCAGCAGGGTTTTAATTACTCCAGCAAGACCTTCTTTGAGGGATGCAATAAGATCAAAATTCTTAACCTTTTCCCATAGATTCTTTACACCTTCAAATGCACCTGAAAAGAAATCCTGGATCATATTCACGGCACTTAAAAGTCCATCCATGATCATCCGACCAATATCGATCTCCTTTAGCTTTGCTGCAATATCTGTAAATCCGAATTTATCCAGAACCCATGCTGCAAGATTCTTCAGAAGTGTTTGTGGTATGAGAAATATGTCTAATAGAAATACGCCGATCTTTTCAGCAATTTCACCAGCAGAACCTGAAAACATATTAGTAAGTTGCTTGTATAGATTCATGGCAATATCCATGGGCATTTGAATAATGTTCTTCCAAAATCCAACCACAAAATCAAACGCTTTACCAAATAAATCTTTGATGATTCCAGTAAGATCAAAATCACTAATTGCCTTTGCCGCATCTTCAAATCCAAGCATACTCATTAATCCGGATAGCAACTTCTTTGGAAGATCGACAATAAGGTACAGTAGATCGTCAAGAACCGTTAAGAGGCCTTGTTTAATTCCACCAATAATCTTATCACCTAGAGTTCCTTCCGTATCCTTGAATCCATCAATAAATCCACTAATGAAATCTGTGATAGCCACAATGATTGCAATTGCTGCAGCAATTGGCCAAAATAGATTTGCAACAACAGTGCCAATGGTCGTAATAACTTCTATTACTCCCATAACGGTTTCTACGAATCCACCAATCCAGCCCAATGCCTTTTGCATCACTGAACCAACTTCCATTGCGCCAACCTTTTCAAATTTAGCGCTGGTCTTACTCTTGCCAGGAGCCTTTGATTCCATCTTATCTTCTAGTCCTTGAAGCTGCATCTGCTTACCTGCCTGGCTTTGATCTTCGGCAGAAATTGCAGATTTTTTATCAGCGCTAATAGTTGCCTTTAATTGATCCTTATCAATTTTAAGCTGCTGCTCTTCTAACTTTTTAGTATCTTTAACATCCTTGCCAAAGTCCAGTTCAAGCTGCATTTCTTTTGACACTTCAGCCTTTTCTTCTTTACGAATATCATCAGTCTTCTTGAACATATCACCAAGCTGCTTGCCAATTCTAGCAGAAGTTTCCTGGGATGTCTTATTCCAAAGTAAGCTATTGACGGTGGCTTTCTTTTCACCGTCTTTAAGAAGCTCAATGATTGACTTGAACTGATCAATTGACTTTTGACCAAACTTTTTACTGCCTTCTCCTGCAGATTTAAGAACTGACAATAGGTGTTCTAGCTGTCTGGCGCTATCATTTGAAACCTTTTTCGTAAGGTCCTTTTCTTCAGTATCAATATCTGAAATGGCTTTGGTATTCTTTTCTAACTTATCCGACTTTTTGCTATCGCTCTTTACAAATTTCTGGTTTTCTTCCGCAGTTTCGCTTAATACTAAAGCCATATGGGCAATATCTTCCATGATAATTGCCACACGCTTATTCATCGTATCAAGTACGACAGTTGCCTCATTAATCGAACCTGTCACCTCAATGCACAGTGCTCCATAAATGTTCTGGAGTTCTTTAGTAATTCCTTCAAAGATCTTTGGATCAATTACATTACCGATATTTTCAATCGCAGCAAGAGTGCCCACCTCGGTATTAGTAATAAGTGTCCCTAACAGTTTATTGCTAATAGCGAGCTGAGAGATTACCTCTGAAAGTTCTGAGGTGGACTTGTTGTCGTTTGATTCGGCCATGTTAGTAGGTGACTCCCTTTCGAGATGTACGTTTCTTTGCTCTTTCGTTTTCTTCTTTTACGTGATTAACCAGCATTGCAACGTAGATCTCCCTCTCCCAAGGCATCATAGAATCAAGCTCTGATAGGCTATATTTGTGGTGCTGCATCATGGCGAAGTTGGTCTGGTAATGGTTCGCTAGATTATCGTGTGAGAGGGCTATTAGAAAAAATTCTTCAATCCTTTGACCGTAACGGAGTTTTCGGCCTTGCAGTGTTCACATGCAAAATCGATCTTATGCTCTAATTTGGGCATATTTTCGATAAAGTTCTGAAGTAGTTTAAATTGTGTTTGGTTCAATGACTCAATGAATTCCAGTCTTTCTTCTTTCGTCGACTCGCTGGTTGGATAGACCTTCTTGTCGTCATAGATTGACTCGATACATTCCGTAATGATGTCGAATGCTGCTTCCTTTTGCTGTTCAGGAGTCTTATCTGCAATCTCCGCGATCATATCAACCTTGGGCCAGCGCATGATGACGCCAATCTTATCAGTGAGTTTAATCTTTGTAGCTGGAGCTTCTTTCATATCCACGTCAATCTCTTCAAGGTTGACTTCAACTGTGGTCTTCTTTTCGCATTTTTCGCAGGTTACGTTTACCTTTGAAACTTCTCCAACCGACTTGGATCGCAGTTTCATGAAGATATACTCAAGGTCGAATACTGCAATATCGTCAGGATTGACCTTTCCAAAGGTACAACTTGTGATTGCATCCTTCACTGCCTGCATGATCTGCTTTGTTTCTCCAGACTCCATTGCTAGCATAAGGATCTTTTCCTCTTTAACTAGGTATGGACGGTACGTAAACTTCTTTCCAGTAGAAGGAAGTTTGGCTTCATATTTTGGTGATTCAAGTTTGGGTAATGACATAATAATGGTTATTTAGTTATATTTTCAAAATTCTCATAGGCAACTGTCACGGTCAATTTCTGAATTGTGTTTTCAGAGTTGTTATCCAGAGAAATAGCTCCGAGTGAATATGGGAATGCGTTGTGCAGCACTGTTTCGTAGCTTACAGCTTCTTTAAGGGAGTTAACATTATCATCGCTGACCTGATATCGATCAGCACGATGCAGTTGCTTAATGCTGATTTCCCCGTAATAATTATTGCTGTATTTCACCTTATAATTTTCGAAATCAACAACCGCACTGGCCCAGGTTTCAAACACTTTCTTAACGTAAAAGTCATTGGTGAGCAGGAACGTGAATGTTACATCCTCATTGACAAATCCACTTGGGATCTTGTAGGATTGCTGAAGAATCTGATAATCAATCGTGGTGATCTGACGACCAGGAAGACTGCAGCTTTCGCATAGAACCGAAAAATCGCGAGTGTCAATTCCCAGTCCTGCTGGAGGAGTTACATGAATTTCAAATCTATTTGCCGGAGCAAGTCCTTTACGATTCGAAATAACTGATTTTAGATCATCGATGTTCATTATGGAGTCTGATAGATTTTCTGAGATTCTTTCCAGACCTTTGTCTTATTAGCCTTTGAGAACTGTTCGATTGGCAAGAAGATGGCTGTTTCCCAATCCGGAGCATATACCTGAGCAATGCGTGACTTGATATGGCCATTCAGATAGTGTTTTAGGCAGGGCGAGAAATAACGAAACCGACGAACTCCAGCAAGCAATTCGTAACGCAGTTTCAATTTAGATTTTTCATCCAGGTTATCCTTATTCGGCATCGTGGCCATTAGTTTATCCAAGAATAATGAGCGAACGTCAGGACGGAGATAGTGCAGATTGAGACCTAGGAATCCGCCTTCTGCAGGTTGCAGTGCAATAACCAATGGGAATCTGTCGTAGTATGGTAGCTCTTCTTTATACTTTGGATCATACGCAAACATGAACATATGGCCAAAGATAGGCTTTGAACGACTTTTGAGAGCCTCATCATTGAGAAGAGTCTTTCGATTAATCCGTCCATTGAGTTCTTTGACCCTCTCGGTAAACCATGCTTTAGCTTCTCTGGAACGAGTCTCGTATCCTTTTGAGTTTAGCTCAGATTTTAGCGTGTTGAAGAGTGATGCCATTGCCACTATTTATAACATTTTCTAGAGTATCTTAATCCCCATGGAACGCAGAATGTTCTCATCCCATATTTCAAACGTCCATCCCCTATCTTTGGCATACTCATTCGCAGCCTCCCATTTAGAGGTATTCTTTGCATACGTCATCACCTCGGTAATATATCTTCTCGTCTTTCTGCCAGGATTCTTGGGTGGTTTAGTCTCCTTTGCTGGTTTTACTTCAACCAAGTATGTTCTATTGTCAGTGGTTATAAACTTAACATCAACAAAATACCGATGCATTCTATTATCCGTTCTACATCTATATGGTACTACCGTCTCTTCGGATGCCCATTTTGCAATTACCGGATTCTCGTCTAGCCATTTAAATAGCTGTCTCTCCCATAACGAACGATACACAATGTCATGAATGTTTCCGTTATATTTTGCTGGATTCTGCGGGGTGAAACGTCCTTTATAAGTCATGGGGAATGGTATAAATAGTAACATTGTATTTATGCCTATTCACGTATTTCCACTAGAACTTAGAGAATCCCAGAAAGGTTGGTCGTTTATGGCTTTTTGGCCAACTACTCAACCGGAATTCATCTATCTGCCAATCCCGGCCGGACTTACGTTTAGCGATTCGATAAATTACAGTTCTATTAACCTCGGTCTTCTAGGAGATATTGGAGCCAAGGCACTTTCCGCTGCAGCAAACTCACCAAAGGGCAGCGGCGTTGCTCGAAAGACCGGAAATGCTATTGGTGCTATGACGGAAGACGTCATTAAGAAATCGACGAATATGAATGCAGCAGCAGTAGCAAGTATTGCTGCTCGAAAAATGAAACAGGATGATGTGGCCAATGTGATCGACTATGCCACAAAACAGGTTGTTGCCCCTAATACTCGTACCACATTCCAGAACAGTAATGTCAGAAATTTCCAATTTCAGTTTAAAATGGTGGGCAAGCGGAAAGAGGACACTGATGCTATTAAAAGAATATGCGAACTATTTCAGAATTACATGTATCCAGAAGGCACTGACGTCATCCTAAAGTATCCTCCTACCTGGGCTATTAGTTTCTATGACGGAGATGGCAATGACAATCAATATATTCCAGGAATCTATGAGTCATATCTAAAAGAGTTTTCCACCACATTCAATTCTTCCACGAACATTTTCCATGATGACGGTAGTCCATTAGAAGTAGACATTACTCTTGGATTCGAAGAAACCAAGCCACTCAATCGCCAAGAAATTATGGCATTGCGCGGATCAAAATATAATGACAAAACCAATCTGGGCTAATTCTTATGTCATTCTTTAGACAATTTCCAAAAGTAACGTATAATTTCCTGGATTCGGGATTCGATACTACGATTACAGATATTTTTCGATTTGTTCAGGCTGATCTTCCGGCACTTAGCGATAATACGACGTATGAGTTCTATCAAATTATGGATGGAGATAGACCCGACATCATATCGAATAAACTATACGGAACTCCAGATTATTATTGGACATTTTTCATCTGTAACGAGCATCTAAAAACCGGTCTTAGCGGATGGCCAATGAGCCAGAATCAATTTGACAAATATATTTCAACTGAATATAATGGAATTGCTCTTATTACTAGACCGCGAGTCAGGTATAATACGGACTTTAGCGAAGTTTTAAGTTATAACAATAGTCTTGCGGGTGCATTTAATGTTGGCGAAACTATTACGACTGGACCAAATCCAAATCTTAAAACGACTGGAACCATCTATTATAA